ATCCAAACCAAATCAGGAGTAAATTTCGTAGCTTCTTGGTAAGTTATATTAGATGCGGTTCCATCGTAAGCATAAGTTACATTAGTTGCTGCTCCATCATATAACTGTTGTTCATCTCTTGCATCACCATTTAATTTGTAATGTGCTAATAAATTATCTGTTGGAATAGATGCAGTTGTGTTGTTGTATATATATCCTACTTCTGTTGCAGTTAGTACATCTGTATAAACTCTTATATCATCTATTTTACCTTGAAAATGTCCTTCTACTCCGCCAGCACCATTGTTTTGCGCTCCTACATAATAAGTATGACTAGATATATATGTTCTATTACCTGGTGTTGAATCACTTGCATCTTGTGAGCCATTTAAATATAATTTTACAGTAGAATAAGCTCCGTCATAAGTTAAAGTACAATGATACCAAGTATTAGCAGATAATGATGTTGCTCCACTTAAATCAATATTACCATTACTAGAATAACTGATAAGTCTTATTTTTCCTGTTCCATATCCGCCATATAATGCCCACCCATAATTAACCCCACTTTCCCAAGCATATGGGCTAAATGTAGCAGCATATTTACTTAAATTTTCATTGTTAAACCAAAATGCTACAGAAAAATTTTGTGGACTAACATTATTTATTAAATTGTTAGGTAATTTTATAAAAGAATTACTCCCATTAAAATGTGCTGCTGCTCCATACTTACCACTTACTCCCCCTGTATCATTTGCATTACCATCTAATTGGTATAAAGCAACTCCACTATTATCAGAAAATATATCTGTAGTTGATATTGTAGTAGATGCAAATGTTTCTGCATATAAAGTATCTATCTCTGATTGTGATAATAATTTATTAAAAAATCTTAATTGGTCTAATTTACCATTAAATTCTAATCCACTAGCTAACTGATATGTACCTATTTTAACAGCTCCTGTATTTGTTGATACAGTGCCTGATAATGTTTGAGTTGCTTTTAAAACTCCATTAAAATATATTTTAAATTCTCCACTACCATTATGTGTTACAACAATATGTTCCCAATTTTTTGTAGTAGAATTAGCTCCTGTTTCTAAATTACTTATTACACCATTAGCAGTATTGTGTATTTGAAACTGATACCCTTTAGTTGTTCCAAAATATTCTAATTGCCATCCATAACTACCACTTCCACCATTAGCTTTGTCTATAATAAATTGTCTACTCGTTGTATTTCTATTAACAAAAAAGCTCATACTTGTAGCAGTTTTAAAATCAAAAACCGAACTATTAGGAATTGTTATTGTGCTATTACTCCCATTAAATACTGCACCTCTATTTATATACCCACCTATTCTTTGTGAACTTCCGTTGCCTGTATAAAGAACTGTATTAAAATTCTCTGAAGCAAAAGTATTTGCTCCGCTACTGATAGGTCCAGAGTTAATTAATTTTTTACCAAGCATTAATCTAAGTTTATATCATACAGTACAACTGCAGATTTTTCAGTAAGTGCATTTATTTCGGTTTCTTTTGTACCTACAGCTGTTCTAATTGCAGCTCTTGCTGTTGTTATATCTGAAGGTACTGCTGTACCATCATCATTTTTTCTTATTATATACCAATCTGTTTCTGCTAATTTACTATTTGCATTTGCTTTTAAATTAGCAATTTTAGCAGTTTTCATATCTGCTAATGATTGAGACCATGTTTTATCAGATTTAGTATATGTAAATACTGCATTAGCTGAATCCCAAAATATTTCGCTTAAATCGTGTATAGCAACATTATAATCTTCAGGCAAAACTACATCATATAATCCAGCTTCTCTTAAAGACGCTTCAGACATAGCTTGCGCATTTAAATATGTACCTGACGAACTATATAAAGTTTTAGGTACACCGTTATGTACTGTTATTATTCCGTTTTTATTTATTGCTTTTGTTGCCATTATGTTGCTGCTTTACTAATTGTTGCCCATTGTTCTGTAGATCCATTTGTTACAGCAATCTGAATCAGATTACTTACCGAGCCATCATATGTTCCGGATATAACTTTTACGGATGAAGGTAATACTAATGCATGAGACCCTGTAATTACAAGATCTTTTACCATTCCTGTTGATACATTTGAAAATGTTAATGTTGTATCTGCTGATAGTGTTTTTGTAAATACTTGGGCTGTACTAAAATCAACAGCACTAGCAGATATAGTTGCTGCTGTTGTAAATTCAGCCCCAAGCTTGTCATATGATACGGCATCGTCATTTAATACCGCTGATGTTACTTTAGTTAGTGCCATATTTTAAGGTTTAGTAGGTTTAGTTGCTGGAAAATCATCTGTTGTTGTCCAGTCTCTTAATGTTTGTCTATATGTTATCCAAGCTGCGTGATTAGGGTAATCAGTTGTTGGAACAATAAAATCAGTTGCTCTTAACTCTTCATCTCTCCACTCTCTAGCTTCAGCTTCTTGTTCTTCAGTAGTTTTAATAGGGTGACTCCATCCATCCGTTTCGGAATACCAATCTCCAACGCCAAAACCATCAGCTCCTTCAACCCAGTTTCCAGGAAACCCATTAATATCATATTGCTTTGCATCTGCAATACCATAATTTTCTATTTCACCTTCACTGTTATATCTTGGCTTTATTCTATAATACATGCTTATATTTTTTTAATAATAAATTAATACCGCTCCATCACCACCTGTTGTTACCGTGCTTGAGTTTATAGAGGCAGCTCCAGTTCCCCATCCATGTGATAATTCTGCGCCACCACCAGCTTGATTTCTACCACCTGCACCATAGCCCATAATACCAGGTCCTGCTGAAAAAATAGTATTACTATCTTGTTGTCTAGCGAACCATCCATTATGTTGTGAGCCATCGGCAGTAGTTAAAGTTAATCCTCCGCTTATGGTTGAAGCAGTTCCATCATTAGATGAATCAGCAGCTGCACCGATTCCAGGTGTTATAGTTAAATTAGTAGAAGCATTAGATATAGTTGCAGTACCATATATTATTTTACCACCTTTCCCTCCAAAGTTTGCAGTTGATGATCTAACATTTTCACCGTCTCCGCCACCTACCATAAAGTAACCAATTTGATCACCATCAGACAATCCTAAGTCATTAGCAGGATTAACTGTTATATAATTAGGAAAAGGTAAAGGATTAACATTTCCTGTTCCAAGATTATTTACTGCATTAAATGAAAAAGCTCCTGTAGGCTGTGTAGATAAATTTAAAGTTAAAGTACTGTTAGCATCAGCATAAGTAAAAGCTGAATTTCCACTAACATTAGCTGGCTGTTGTAAATTTACACTGTTTACACCGTTATAACCAATCCTACACGTTGCGCCAGCAAAATAATTAGCAGGAATTGTTGCACCAACATTTAAAGCAGTTGAAACATCAAATCTTAAATTTTTTATTACATATGTTGCTGGAGCATTACTAACAGTTTGTGCTGGCTGATCATATATTAAAGTAAACGAAGTACCTGCACTTCCGTCTGTTACTAAAGTACCACTATTATTTAAAAGACCAGGTGGTCGATTTGTTGTGTCACCTAAAGATCTAGCAGTAGAATACTTTTTCATTTTTGTAAATCCACCGCCTCCGCCTGCTGTTGGGAAAAAACTTGATAAATTTGCCATATTACTCTATATTACGATGCTGTTCCTTCTACTCCTATTAATACCCAACCTTGTGCTGATCCAGAGTAGATTATTTCAAAACCAGCATTTAGTTTATCTATTGTTAAATCAGCTGTTGCACCCATAATCTTTTCACTATTTCTAGCTATTGTACAAGTTGCAACTCCTGATCTATTTGAAACTTTTACACTATCACCAGCGCTCGGAGAGGCTGGCAAAGTAAGAGTTAAATTAGCTGTTAACACATAAAGTGTATTAGCAACTGCTGTTGTATTAGATGAAATTACAGATACTGAATAACTTGTGCTTACATTAGAATCTAATGTAATATTTGTTCCTGAAGGTGTTACTGTTATATTATTACCTCCAACAATATTTAAACTACCTGTAAGTGAATTTATACTGTTTACAGGGCTTGATGTTACGTTAGCTACAACCCCTGCTGTTATAACTTCTATAGTATAACCATTCTGTGGTGCTGTTGTAAAAGTTAACGTAGATCCACTTATACTATATGTAGATTTTTCTTGATAAACACCTTGAATAAAAACAAACGAGCTATCTTCATTTACATTTGCTTGTGTTAATGTAAAAGCTGTCTGTGATCCTGTACCTGTAAATTGATTTGATGCTAAAGACGTATATTCTGCTGCATCAAAATGAACAACTTCTATTGCTGCTGTATTTGGTGGTGCCGTGGAAAATGTTACAGTTGTTCCAGAGGTTGTATAGTTGTCTTTAGATTGATAAACTCCATCAATATATACTTGCGTTTCATTTTCATCTGAAATATCTTTAGAAGTCGTGTATTGAGTTGTGGAACCATTACCAGTAAATGTGTCAGTATATATTTTTGAATAAACAGCTATAAAATGTACTACTTCTACTTTTGAGCCTAAAGGAACGCCTGTAGAAAAAGTAACTACCGATCCGCTTGTTGTATAATTACTTTTAGCTTGATATACACCATCAATATAAACTTGTGTATTAGAACTCGCTGTTATATCAGAGGATATAGTGAAAGCTGTTTGATTTGCTGTAGCAGTAAATACATTTCTTTCTATATTTAATTCTGCTCCTCCGCCTGATGCAGTTGAAGCAATTGTTACTTCTTGTGCATTATTTCTAGTAAGTGTTATATTATTACCTGCGGTAAGTTGCACTGTTGAATCTGTACCAGATCCAGCATCTAATAATATATCTACATTATTACCATCTTGTGTTGCGCTTAATGTATATGTGTCACCCTGAGAACCTGTACCAAATTTAACATAGCTACCCATAAGAGAATGGGCACTACATTGGTAAAATAGTATAGGAGGGGTTGATGTTGTAGGTATTATTTGTGTATATGCTCCAGAAGTTCCCGGAGTACCATTAGTTGTTACGCCTGTTGTATATGCTGTTGTTTTAGCAGCATCTTCGTAAAACCTAAATGGATGACCTGAATTAGAAGAATTAGATTGATCAAATCTATATGTGTTACCTGGTGTCAATTCAATATAAGCTCCTTCAATACCATTTATAGTATAACCATTAGAACTACCATTACCATATTCTGGATGCGCAGCAGTTTTTGAAACAACTGTAACCGTTAATGTTTGAGCTGCGTTGTTATGCGCTATTGTTCTATGCGCTGAAAGCTCTAATGGCGATTGAAATTTAATGCCCATGCTTATTAATCTATTTTAGTAACTAATACTCTAATATCACCTGATGCAGGTGCTGTAGTAAATGATATAGTTGCTGTATCTACAGTAGTTCTTACAACATCTGCAAATACTGTATCATACGAACTGTTATCATATAATTGTATTATAACATCTCTTGAATTTAAATTATGTGTAACTGTTATTGAAGTTGCTGATCCATCACCTATTGAGGAACTAAAACTTCTTGCTGCTAAACCAGCGGGTGTTACAACTTTAGAAGTATCAGTACCCGCTAAAGCTTCGGCTGTAGTTGCTAATTCAACAACACCTTTATTACTATCACTAGCGTCTTCTGCATCTATTGTTATACTACCAGCAGCATTTGTAATATCAATACCCTCACCTGCTGTTATAGTACCGAGCTGCATATCATTATTAGAACCATTACCAATAAGTATTTGGCCATTTGTAGGTGCAGCACCGTCTATAGTTGTTATAGAGCCAGCTAAATTAATATTGTTTATATCAAGATTACCTTTAGTTCCTGAAAATACTTCTGATGAATTTGTAGCTGAAGTTAAAAATGTAAAGTTTCCTGTTGAATCATCAAAACCAAAAAATCCTAGTTTTGGATTACTTCCGTCATGATACCTAAATTCAATACCTCTATCTTTATTATCATCTGATGATGGTGCTGTATCACCACCTAAAGTAAAAACAGGATCATCTACAGTTACAGTATTTGAATTTACTGTTGTAGTTGTCCCATTTACTGTTAAGTCACCTGGTACTGTTAAATCACCAGATACACTTACTGTTACATTTGCAGCATTACCAATTGTAACATTAGAGGCTATCGCACCTAAAGAAGCAATTGAAGTTGCACTTGCAGTAACAAAATCATATATTTGATCTCCTGTTGCTAATGCTGTGCTTCCATTTGTAACGGCAGCTGTTACTGTTGCAATACTTGGATTTGGTCCAGTTGAATCTGTTATTGTTAATGTTGATGAAGTGGATGTGCCTACACTTTTAATATCTCCAGATGCATCTACAAAAGATGTCCCATCATAAAAATATAATTTATTATCTGAAGAATTATAATAAATTTGTCCTTCTTGTGGGTTTGAAGGTGCTGTAGCTAGTACATGGATCTTTGCATTTTGCAATTCATTTTTATTAAGATCTATACTAGATAAATAATTTACTGCCATTTTTTGTTAGTTTAAATACGCTTTGCCAGAAAAAGCAGAAGCGAATGTTAATGTTATTGAGCTGTTACTGTTATATACTATTTCACCAAATACAACATTGTTTGAACTATCAACCACTGTTACAGATGGAAATTTTTCTAAAGTATGAGTTATACTCCATGTTGCTGATGCTGATGATTGATTGAAAATAGTTGTTGATGCATTAAACGTAGCATTACTTTGTACATATCCTAATAAAGAATTTAAAGGATAATTTTTAGTAACATTTCCGTTTGCATCAGTTCCTATTAACTTGTCATTATCAGTTAATACTGTATCTTGTGTATAAGACGATATTCTAGCCATTATTTTTTATTAGGAAAATTAACACCTATTTTATCAGCTGTACGCGCACCAAAATACCCGCAAAGCACCCAAGTTAAAAGAGAGGCTGTATCTTCAGTAGGTAAACCCATAAACCATCCGGCTACGTAAGCACCAACTAAAACAGCTAAAACTAATGGCCGAACATTTCTAGCTAACCAACTCTGTGAATTACTATCTGCAACCCAACGTCTAGTTACACCATCAATCTCGGCTCTTTCTAATCTAAGTTTTTCTAAAGCAACTGCTTTATCGGCTTCACTCATTTCAGATCCACCGATTATAGCTTCAATAACATTTCCAACAACAGTATCACCGGCTAATTTACCGACTACGTTTGGAATTTTATTTAAAAGAAACTTTCCGACGTTTGTGTCTTGAAATTTCTTTTTACCTTGTGACATTACTTAGATATTTTATCTTTTAACTCTTTAATTTCTTTTTTAAGATCAGCAACAGAATCTTCAATAACATCAGCGATGCCATCTTTGTCACGGTCTCCTAAAACTCCATTATAAACCAATATTGCAGAAGCAACAGCGGCTACTAATAAAATAGATAAAATAATTACAATAGTTTGCATAATATATGATTTTAAATTAACATTTCCAGCGACGCCTTGCCGCGCAAATTCTTTTCTTGGGTGTTTTTTTACAGTTTATCCCATGCATCTTCATTTGTCCTTTTGATCTTGCACAATAAGATGTTCTTCTTTTTCCGCCTCCGGGTTGTGGCGCTTTAAGGTTACCACCTGTTTCTTTATTATATGCTCTTCTACCAGCTGCTGTCATTCCAGCACCTTCTGAAGCTTTAAGAAAATGTCTTCCTTTGCCAGTTGTTGTTTTTCTTAACTTAGGCAAAGCCATATTATTTTTATTTGAAGTTATAATATTATAATTCATAAGGCGTGTATTTTGTTTTTCCGTTTTCTTTTATGGCTCTGAGCACATTGCCGCGATTGCTACCACTGACATAACTACAATGAACCCAATTTGGATTACTATCATCTCCGAATTCCCAGATTAATTGATCAAATTCTAAATTATCTTTTATATAAGTAAACATATCAGCATTAGTAGCGTTGCTATACACATCATCTATATCAATTGCTTGACCTAAGCAATGCTGTGATTTTTTACTTCCTCCAATTGCTTTATTTAATTCTGGAGAACGATAAAAAGATGTTATATATATAGGGCCACCAACCCATTCTCTAAGAGGTTCAAAAACATTTATTGCTAATGATTGCATATTTACTAATGCATCATTATTAGGAAAATTATTTATTCCTAATCTATCAGCTGTATTTGATTTTGTAGCCTCTTTAAGACTAATATGATTACTTATCATTTTCCCCCTCTAATGTGCATATAAGAGCAAGAACAAGAACCTACTTTACCAATAGGCATTTTGCATGTTGGACAAATAGGTGATTTTGTTGCGGATGTTTTAGCGTGCGCTTTTTTTGTAATAGGTAAAGTCATAATTATTTTTTTGATTGTTTTTTATATGCTTCAGCTTCCCATTCTAATTTAGGAAAACCTTCTTTCATATTTTTTCTTGGGTATTTTTTACCTTTCCAATATATATTTTCATCATCATAACTTAAATCACCTCTAAGTATTTGATCTCTATGTACCCTTTCGTGACTTAAAGCTATTTTTTGTTGAACAGGAGATAAATTTTTATCTATAGCTATAGTGCCATCATTATATGTAACTCCTTGTATACCAGGTGGTAAAGCTTTTTTTTCGACAAGTCCGTTTTCTATTATTATTTTAGCAACGGAACTTTTCATTTTATAACCCATTATCTTTCTAAATCTTTGTTCATATTATCAATAGCTTTATTAAATACTTTATCTGTATAACTATTGTTTTTACTAAATACACTGCGACGAGAGACTGGTAAGTCTTCTTGTCCTAAAAGTATTCTGTATATTCTACTAATTATATATTTACATTTAGCAGATACTTTATAAACATTAAATTTAATTGTAGTTTTATTTCTTTTAGCATAAACTTCTATCCATCCGTTTTTTCTAAGATTTTCCCATCTATGCTTATCCCATGAATATATATAAGTACCTTTTATATAATCATCACGTGTAAAACGCCCAAGACAATCAAAATGAATTAGTAATTCTAACTCACCATCTGTAAGATTATAAGTTTTACAGGCCCATTTTCTAGTTAATCTATAATATTTAAATAAACCTATATTTCTTATATCATCTGGTTGTAGTTTCATAATACTACTACAACATCTTGTTCTTTTATTACGAGATAATATTTTTTTTCAAATTCAATACCGTAACCAGCATGCTTGTCGTAATATATTTTATCTCCCTTGTTTAATCCTGATATACTGTTACCTACAGATATTACTTCTGCTTTTTTATATCTAAAGCTCGAAGCGTCTTGGGCAGAAAGCAATAATCCTGATTCAGTCTTTAATTCTTCC